GGGCGACGCCAGCCGCGTCGAGCTGCTCGAAGAGGCGACGCGCGAACACAGCCAGGCCGGGGCGCACATCGAGCGCTCTATGTTCCTGCGCGCCGTGGCCGCCCGCGTCGGCTCTGCCGCCAGGGCGCGCGTGGAGCTGCGCCGCCTGGCGATATCTACCATCAGCGAGGTGGCGGCATGAGCCTGCAGCTGCTCCTGGCGGAAATCCGCGAGACCCACCGCATGCACCAGGATCTGCTGCGCGCCGAGCTGCGCCTCGGCCAGCAGATCGCTGCAATCGAACGTCGCATCGAGCGCGCCAATGAAGGGTTGATCCCCAGCGAAAGAAGTGCCGCTCACAGCGACCGCGAGGCCGAGGAAGTCGTGCTCCCCAATAGAAGTCTGCCTCGCGTTAAACAGGAAGGCCGCGGCCTAAGAAGAACTGTCACCCAGTTGACGCCTGCTTCGACCTTCCCCCAATCAAGCTCCGACAAAGGCAGCGCCGATGCTGGAGCCCCTATTGATCTGCAAGGCCATTCAACGCCCGTCGACCAAAACATGATTGCCGAGCAGATCCCCACCCAAGCCCCCTGCGTCGCCCCGGATTTGACTGACGCCCAATGGAACTCTGGTGATGCAGGGGCATCTATCGGCGACGGAGACCAAGGCCAAAGTGGCGACCTAGGAAATGTTGTCTCCGCCGCCACCCTTCCGCTCCAGGAAGCCGCTGCCGGCATCCGCAAGCATCAGCTCGCGCTGCGCCGGCGGATGGAGAAGCTGGCAAAGCAGCTGCCCGTCACTCCGTTCATTGAAAGCATCTGCGGCTTTGGCTGGTTCGGCGCGGCCCAGATCGTCGGCGAGACCGGCGACCTGGCGGCCTACGCCAACCCGGCCAAGGTGTGGAAGCGCATGGGTCTGGCCGTCATCGATGGCCGGTCGCAGCGCCGCGTCGCCGGCGCCGCCGCCCTGGATCACGGCTACGCGCCGCACCGCCGCACCATCATGCACGTCATCGGCGAGTCGCTGATCAAGAAGCAGAACGTCTACCGAGAGCTGTACGTGGCGCGCAAGGAGTACGAAACAACCAAGGCGCCGGACCTCACCAAAATGCAGTGGCACCGCCGCGCGATGCGCTACGCCGAGAAGCGCCTGCTGCGCGACCTCTGGCGCGCCTGGCGTGACGCCACCCTTGACAGCGGCACCACGACACCCGCAAGCTAATTCCGCCCACATCCTTGTCGGTCGGGGGGAAGCGTTTCCCCCTGACCACCTCACCCCCCGGCCGCCTAGTCTGGCGGCATGTCCCAGACAGCACCCACCGAAAAACGCCCCCGGCACTACGCCGCCGAAATCATCGCGCTCAAGTCGAGTGAGGGTCGCGCCTCTGCGCGCGCTCGCGTGCCGGCGGTCTTCCGCGCCTGGGTGGATGACCTGGTCGAGGATTACCACTGGCGCCGCAGCCAGCCGCCTGCCGCTGGTGTAGGGTGCGCACCGCGCACCAACAGCGCCGGCCATGCCGCTCTCGCAGGACTCAAGGAGGCGCTGGCATGAGCGCCGTTCCCGCCGACGTTTTCCCGGCCGCGCCCGCGCGCGGCATCCAGCTGCTGATCATCCACTGCGCCGCCACGCCCAACGGCAGCCCGTTCACCATCGAAGACATCGACCGCTGGCATGTCGCCAATGGCTGGGGCCGCCAGCCGTCCGCCCGCGCAGCGCACCGGCCGCATTTGCTGGCCGTCGGTTACCACTACGTCATCGACATCGCCGGCATCCCTCACGAGGGCCGCGCCCTCTATGAGGTCGGCGCACACGCCGCCGGCCACAACGCGCACTCCATCGGCCTCTGCCTGATCGGCACCGACAAGTTCCTGCCGGCGCAGTGGGACAGCCTGCGCCAGTCAGTGCTGGGGCTGCGCATGCCCTATCCGGCGCTCCAGGTCATCGGTCACCGCGACGTGAACCCCGGCAAGACCTGCCCCGGATTCGATGTGTCGGAATGGCTTGCCGGCGGCATGGCGCCGCTGGAGGGGCACGTCCTGTGATCGGCAAACACCCTAAGCGCAGCAAGACGCTAATCGTCAACGCCGTGGCCACGATGCTGGTAGTCCTGGAATTGAAGTGGACCCTGTTGCAGCCCTACCTGCCAGTCAACTTTTACGTTGCGATGTCCATAGGGCTACCACTCATCAATGGGGTCCTGCGGGTAATCACATCGCAGCCAATCACGTTCACGCGAGGCAGCGCCGATGCTGAATAAAACCCTCGCCATCCTCGCCGCCATCGCCGCCGCCCTGGCGGCGTTATTCGGCTTGCGTTCCCAGAAGCACCAGGCCGAGGCCGAACGCGACCGCCAGCGCGCCGAAACCGCCGAGGCTGCCAGCGCCACCCACCAGCGCATCGCCGAAGGCCGCACCGAACTGGAGAAGCTGCACCGCGAACAGCAGGCCGACATCGAGCAGCGCCTCGACCAGGGCAAGCGCGATCACCTGGAGAAGCGTTGGTAATGCAAGCCATGCGCTCCCGCAAGATCAACAAGACCGCCGCCGCTGTCATGGTGGGATGGTTCGCCTTCTGGTGCGTCATGGCGCTGATCGCGTTTTCGCTCTCGGGCTGCATGGCGGCCGCGCGCCAAGTGAGCCAGCCCCTGCCGCTGCCGGAGCCGCCGCTGCTGCCGCTGGTATACGAGGCGGAATTGTCATGCCTCAGCGCAGAGAGCTACCGCCGTATCGTCGAGCGCGAACGCCTGCGCCGCGAATACGCCGAGACCCTCGAAACCATCATCCGCGCCACCCATCAGGAACAGTAATGGACGATATCGACCGCGCCCAACAGCGTGAACAATTCGACCGCGACCAGGCCATCGCCGCCGCGGCCGCACAGGACCAGGCCATGCCGCTCTACATTGACGGCCTGCCGTGCTGCTACGAGTGCGGCTCGGTCATCCCGAAGGCGCGGCTTGATGCACTGCCCAGCGCGGCGCGCTGTATTGAGTGCCAGGGCCTATTCGACAAACAACAACGGATGCGTGCAAGACGATGATGGAGCAAATCCTCAAATACTGGCCGGTGCTGCTGTTCGTGATGAACTTCCTCGGCCTCTGGGTGGGCTGGTCTGTGCGCAAGGGCGTGGCGACACAGGAAGACCTCAAGGCCCACGCGACCGAAATGCGCGAAGAGCTGGATGAACACTCCGATAAAACGAACAGCATCATGCAGGACGTTCAGCGGCGGCTCACCCACGTAGAGGCGAGCATCAAGCACGGCCCGTCGGATGATGACCTGAAGCGGCTGCACGAACGCCTCGACGACGTGTCCGGCGAAATGAAGACCTTGTCAGGTCAGTTCACCGGCGCGATCGAACAACTGCGCATGCTGAATCAGTTCCTGCTCGAAGGTGGGGGTAAAACAAAGTGACCGACTACCGCGAACGCCACGCCGCCATGATGCGTCGCATGCTGCTGGAGGCGCTGGAGAAGGAGCCGGGATACACGGCTCCTGATTTGCTTTTGCAGGCAGCCCTGGAGGCCCACGCGATGGTGGTCAGCCTCGACCGCGTGCGCACCGAACTGGTGTGGCTCGCCGAGCAGAACCTGGTGGAACACGTCATGGGCGCCACCGTCATCACCAGCCGCGGCCTCGACGTGGCCCTGGGCCGCGCCGACGTGCCCGGCGTCCAGCGCCGCCCGCCCGGCGGCATCATCGGCGTCGGCACCAGCCTGCTGGCGTCGCGGCTGCGGGGGGAAGGGTGATGGATGACGTCGACATCGTTGGCGAGGCTCTGAACGGCCTCGACATGCACAGCGAACGCACCGCTGCGGCTGCACTTGCGCGGCTGGCACAGGACGCTGCCCGGTACCGCCACCTGCGCGGCAAAGACCTGGACACCATCCAGTGGGGCGGAGTGTTCGCCGGCATGACGCCGGACAATTTCGTTCTGAACGGTGAAGACCTGGACCGCGAAGTGGATGCGGAAATGCGGAGGTAGTTCTGATGTTCATTCCGTCCTGGGCTCTGTGGGTGGTTTTCGTGATAGCCGTGGTCCTGCTCGCCAATCATGTCGGCAAACAAGAAAGCGACTATGACTTCGTGTCTCCATTCATGTTTGTTGTGGTGATATTTGTCGGCATAGCATTCGCTGTAGGCTATTGGCTCAACGCCTGGTTATCCTGATGGCTCACGCCCCCGAAGTCCGCGCAGCCGTCCGCCGCACCTACGTCGCCGAACGCCAGCCGCTGGAGGTTGCAGCAGAGCGTCACGGCGTCAGCTACAACACCGTCCGCCAGTGGAAGCGCGCCGCCAAGGATGCCGGCGACGACTGGGACCGCGCCCGCTCCGCCGCACGCATGGCCGCCGGCGGCCTCGGCGACCTCACCACCCAGGTGCTCGAAGAGTTCGCCCTGCTGTTCCAATCCACGATGGAGCAAATCGGCTCCAGCGAGTTCGACGGCATCCAGAAAGCCGAGGCCATGAGCCGCCTGGCCGACGCCTACACCAAGACCGTCAAGGCCGCCGGCGGCGGCGACAACCGGATTGCGAAGTTTGCGATCGCGATGCAGGTGATGGAGACACTGGCGAAGTTCATCAGCGAGAACTATCCCGCCGACCTTGAGCGATTCGCGGCCATCCTCGAACCGTTCGGCGAGCGGCTGAGTGAGGTGTTCGGGTGAGCAGCCTCACCGAGAAGCAATTCCTCGACGAACTGGCTGAACTGGCCAGTTCGCTGCGCAAGGACATCGAGGCCCACAAACTGGGCCTTGACGCTTCTCCGGCCGCCATCGCCGCACGTCGCCGGCGTGTGCTCCTGGATGGCGACTATGATTTCTTCGCGTACACCTATTTCCCGCATCACATCCGCGGCGAGCCGTCGCTGTTTCAAGGCCATTTCACGAACCGATTTCCAAAGCTGCTGCGCCAGCCAGGTCGTGTACGCGAATGGTGGATCGCTCCGCGCGGCGAGGCCAAGTCGTCGTTGCTTACCAAGATTGGCCCCTGCTGGTGTGCAGTGCAGGGCCTGCTGGAGCGCGAGAAGATTAGGGCCGAAGTCGGCTGGCAGGGGCCGCCGCCGCCGTTCATCGACTACATCGTTCTTCTCGGCGCCGAGACCAAGCTGCCCACCAAGCTGCTCGAAGTGGTACGCACTGAACTGGAAGCAAACTCAATGCTTGCCCTCGACTTCCCCGAGGTTGCTGGCAAAGGGAAGACCTGGAAGGTCGGCGAGATCATTACCCGCACCAACGTCAAGGTCGAACCGTTCGGCGCCGAGCAGGCAATCCGCGGCACGTTCCACGGCGCCAGCCGCCCGAAGCTGTTGCTCCCTGACGACCTGATCACGGACAAGGAAGCCAAGAGCCCGACCGAGAGAGAAAACCGCTGGAACTGGCTGACCAAGTCCATCGACTACCTCGGGCCTCCTGATGGCTCCGTGAAGTGCATAGGTGTTGGCACTGTCCTCGACAAGGATGACCCGATATCTCGTGCCAAGCGCACGCCTGGGCACCTGGTGCACCACTTCAAGGCCATTGCCAATCTTCCGGATAACATGGACCTCTGGGAGCAGTGCGAAGAACGCATGCGCAATGAGGATAGGCGCGTAGCGGAGGAACTGGCCGAGAGCGGCGAGGTGGCTACCCCTGAGCAGCTGCCTTCTTATCAGTTCTATCTGGCGAACAAGGCCGAGATGGACAAGGGTGCCGTGGTGTCGTGGCCGTCCGTCCGTCCGCTCTATGGGCTGATGCGTGATCGCGCCACCAACCCGCGTTCGTTCGGCACCGAAATGCAGGGCGAGCCGCGCAACGAAGAGGACAAGGTCTTCACGGGTATTCAGTTCTGGGTGCAGAGGTTGCAGCACTGGATCATGTTCGGCGCCTGCGACCCGTCGATGGGTAAAGGCGAAACGTCTGACCCGAGCGCCATACTCGCCGGCGGCTACGATACCCGCGTGAACAAGTTGCACGTTGTCGAGGCGGTCATCAAGAGGCGCGTACCGTCCAAATTGAGCGCCGATCTCATCGCCGCCCAACGGGAGTTCGGATGCCAGGGCTGGGCCTTCGAGAACAACAACGCCTATGAGCATATGCGTACCAGCTTCATTCGCGACGCGGCGGCGCAGGGTGTGGTGCTGCCGCTGCACGGCGTGACGGCCACAGTGCCTCCCGAGGTGCGCATCGACTCACTGGAGCCGTTCATCACCGGCATAGACCCGCGCATCATCTTTCACCCGGCCCTGCGCCAACTCCTGGAAGAGCTGGACACCTGGCCGGAAGCACAAAGCCACCACCACTATGACGGGCTGACAGCGCTCCATTTGCTGTGGGTGATCTCCGTGACCCGCACTGTGGGCCTGCCACAGATTGTCACGCGCGGCCGCCGCGACGCTACTGACGCACAGAGGTACTGACATGGACACCGGCGACCTGAAGAAGGCCAGCAAGACCAACCTGGCGCGCGAGATCGCTACCCGCCACACCGACCCGAAGTTCTATTCTGCGCTGACGGTGCTGCCCAACCCGGACACCGTGCTGCGCAAGCTGGGCAAGAGCGATGAGGCTTTCGACGCGATCACCTCTGACGCCCATGTGATCGGTGAACTGCGTTCCGTGCGCTCGGCGCTGCTCGGCTTTGAGCGGCGCATCGTTGCCGGCGGTGAGTTGCCCGCGGACCTGCGCGCCCTGGAGCTGTGCGAGAAATTCATGGAGCAGCGCCCGGCACCTGGCCTGCGCTGGCCGGACGTGATCTGGAACATAGCGCAGGCCGTGTTCCGCGGCAACCAGGTGCACGAGGCGGTGTGGAAGCGCGAGGGCCAGTTCCTGGTTCCGGCCTCGGTGCTCGATCGCCCCAGCCGCCGCTTCGCCTGGGACACCGATAACGCGCTGCGTCTCATCACTCGCAACAACATGATGCCGGGCGAAGAACTCGGCCCCTACAAGTGGCTGGTGACCCGCCACATGCCGAGCCATGACAATCCCTATGGCGTGGCGCTGTTTTCCAGTTGCTTCTGGCCCAATGTGTTTAAACACAGCGGATTACGCTACTACGTGAAGTTCTGCGAGAAGTACGGCATCCCCTGGGCTGTGGGCAAGTACCCAGAAGGCACGCCAAAAGAACAGCAGGACGCGCTGGCCGACGCCCTGGCACGGATGATCGAAGACGCTGTGGCGGCGATTCCTGATAGCGGCAAGGTTGAGCTGATCGAGGCCTCCAGCAGCGGCGAGGTGGTGCATGAGCGCCTGATCCACATCTGCAACACAGAAATGAGCAAAGCCCTCACCAGCCAGACCCTGGCCACCGAGATCCAGGGCCAGGGTAGCCGCGCCGCCGCCGAGACCCACCGCGGGCGTGAGATGGCCGTCAACGAATCCGACCGCGCCATCATCGAAGACACTATGAACGAACTGCTCGGCTGGATCACCGAGCTGAACATTCCCAACGCCAAGCCGCCGCGCTTCGAGTTCTACGATGAAGCACAGGCGCGGCAGGACTGGGTCGAGGTGCTGGACAAGGCGCGCGGCTTCGTCCAGGTGCCCACCTGGTTTGCCCACGAACGCCTGCAAATTCCGCAGCCACAGGAAGGCGAGGACGTGCTGCCCGCCGGCGGCGCCATGCCGATGGAGTTCGCCGCCCGCGAATCCGGCAGCGCGCTGCCGCCGCAGGATGAGCTGGACGTGGTGGCCGGTGATGACCCCGGCTGGGAGGCCATCATGACACCGATCCTCAAGCCGATTTTTGAGGCGCTCGACCAGGGCATGACGCCGGAGGACATCCTGGCCAAGATGGACGAATGGTTCCCCGAAATGGACGGCGGCGACCTGGTGAAGCTGCTGGAACGCGGCATCGCCGCGGCCGAGACCGTGGGGCGTCTTGAGGCCAAGAACGATGGTTGAAACCCCGAGCCTGCGCGCCCTGGTGCAGCGCACGCCGGAACAAGCCCTGGCCTATCTACAGGCCAAGGGCAACCGCCTGTCCTGGAACTGGTGGGAGATGCAACGCGCCGCCCAGGCGCGCTCATTCACCGTCGCCAAGCTCGCCCGCCAGGACATCCTGGCCGACATCCGCAAGGCGGTTGAGAAGGCCCTGGCCGAAGGCAAGACCGAGCGCTGGTTCCGTGGCGAACTGGAGGAAGTGCTGCGCAAAAAGGGATGGTGGGGCAAGCAGGTGGACGTGGACCCGATCACCGGCGACGCCCAGCTCTACCAGGCCGGCAGCTACCGCCGCCTGGAAACCATCTACCGAACCAACATGCAGACCGCCTACCAGGCCGGCCGTTGGAAGCAGTTCGAGGAGAATAGGGAGCGGGCGCCGTACCTACAGTATTTGGCTGTCCGGGACTCCAAAACCCGGCCGGCCCACGCCGCCCTGCACGGCAAGGTGTTCCACATCGATGACCCTATTTGGGACATCATCTATCCGCCGAACGGATTCAATTGCCGCTGCCGAGTTCGCGCTATGTCCCTCAAGGAAGTGCAGAAGCGAGGCCTCACGGTGATCACCGGCAGCGAGATCCACGAGCGCGACGCCCCCGGAAAGCCGCCGGTCGACAAGCGCACCGGCGAGACCGTCACCGACTGGAAGCAACGCGGCGTCTCCATTCCTGACCCGGCGATCCCGGGCGAGCGCCTCTACCTCTGGGCAGACACCGGCTGGGACTACAACCCTGGGAAGGCCGCATGATCAAGTTCGAGATCAGCGACCGCCAGGTGATGGATGCCCTGGGCCGCCTACTCGATGCCGGCCAGGATATGAGCGGCCCGATGGACGATATCCGGCGCCTGCTGGAGAACGCCACTGAGGATGCCTTCCAGAACCAGGCCGACCCGTGGGGCAATCCGTGGCAAGACCTCGCGGAGTCGACCAAGGCCGCGCGCGCCAAGAAGGGGCACTGGCCGGGCAGCATCCTCCAGGTCAGCGGCGGACTGATAGGCTCACTGAGTGGCGACTCTGGACCAGACTGGGCCGAGGCCGGATTCGGAAAGGTCTTTGCCGCCATCCAGAATCTGGGAGGGAAGGCCGGCCGCGGTGGAAAGACCACCATCCCGGCCCGCCGGTCGCTCCCGATCAATGAAGCCGGCGAGCTGCCTCCCGACCTGTCGAGCGACATCCTGGACGTTCTCCAGGACTATCTTGGGGACGCTTTGAAGGGGTAACAAAGCCCCTTTGATGGCTATTCATGAGGGTAACACTGGTAATTCTGGAGGCATTTTTTACCAGCATCAGGCTGGTTTTTTACTGGTAAAAAAACAAAAAGTGCCAGTTTTTGTCGCAAATCAAACGTCGCTTGCTCTTCCCCTTATGTTCGCCTATCTTACTGACGCACATAAGTTTTTGCCGATTTTTCGCCGTTCTCTCTTTGTCTCATTATGATCACCTCCCCACACGCGCCCTGCGGGTCCACTGCGCTTCATTCGGCACATCCCTGTGCCTCACCCTTCGGGCAGCCTGCGGCTGTGCAAATCGGCAATCCTGCCGCTTTGTCTCGCCCGAATCGGCGCTCGCCTACGCGCCGTCCTGGCGCGAAGGCGAGGACA